AAGTGATTTCCCCTAGACCCAGAAAAAATTTCTGGGTATTTTTTTGTCCACAGAGTTGACTTTAAAATTATGAATATTGATTGACATTTTTCTTTTTTTTATGTAAAATGGATTTATGTATTTAATTTTTTATGGAACATATTTACGCGCAACCACAATTTGGAGAAGACTGGTTTAATTATGCTTCTTTTTATAAAAGTATAGTCGAAACTTTTAATACTGGAAGTACATTTGTTGAGGTTGGTTCTTGGAAAGGTAAGTCTTCTTCATTTATGATTGTTGAGATAATAAATTCTGGGAAAGATATTGATTTCTATTGTGTTGATACTTGGGAGGGAGGAATAGAACATCAAGAAATGGATTGCTTAGTAAATTTATACAGCACTTTTTTGGATAATATGAGACCACTTGAAAAATATTATTTTCCATTAAAAATTTCTTCATTATCAGCTGCATCTAAATTTAAAGATAAATCTATCGATTTTGTTTATATTGATGCTTCTCATGAATATTTGGATGTTATTCATGATATTAAAGCATGGATGCCAAAGGTAAAGCCTGGTGGAATTATTGCAGGACATGATTATGCTAATTTTTATGGTGTTACTCAAGCTGTAAATGAATTAATACCAAATCCGGTTATTTACTATGATCAAACTGTTTGGTCTTATAAAATTCCAGAAACTGTATAATTTTATAAGATTAAATTATTAATATTATTTTTATGGACAAAGATAAACTAAAACTGATTGTTCGTAATCTAGAATTGTTGATAGATTCTTTAAAGGCAGAAATCTATTCTGATATTCCTGCATATACACCCAAAGAATCAATGACAAGAAGACCCATTTTAGATTACGACGAAATTTTTGAGGATAGTGATTTAGATGACTAATAGAGCACGAAAACTTGTAAAATTACTTGAACGACTTGTAAAGCAAGAACATCTTTATACCGAAGAAAAAATTATAGAGATGAAAAAACAATTACGAGAACTCAAAGAAGAACTCGCAGAACTCGAAGCAAAAACATCAAAAGGATTTGGAAAGAAATGAAACCAATTAAAGCAAAAGACCTTCTTGAACTTGATAAGAATTTAGAAGTAGTAGTTCTCCAGTGTTATACTCTTCCAGAACAAGTCATTTATCAGGCAGGTAAATGTGATTATTCAGAAACCCCAATTCACAATCAAACTATCCCTAAACCAAGTGAATGTGGCGAATGGGTTGTAGAGCGTCTGTTAAGCAACGAGAAAGGGCACTGGGGGCCTCTAGAACACCCCTCTATTACTTTTTCGGTGTCTGGGTATGTTCATAATGTTGCGATGCAAGCACGGACTCACAGGGTGGGTGTTAGTTTTGATGTACAATCACAGCGATATACTGGTAAGAGAGTAATTAAGGTTGCGAGTGGTGAATTAAAACCCGAAGATGTATTCTATGTGCGTCCTCCTGGATTTTATACCAATCGTTATGGTAAAAAATATGATTGGACGGAAGAAGATTATCAAGACGAACTTAACTGGATTGTAGAAGGTTGTAAACGCTATGCAACAAAATACGAAAAGGGAATGTGTGAAGAACACATTAGGGATTATCTTGCACAAGCAATTCGTCAGAACTTTGTGGTTTCTTTTAATCTACGCTCTGTTCTTCATATTATGGATCTGCGAGCAAAAATGGATGCACAATTAGAGATTCAAGCATTGTGTGAACAATTTGCACCTCTACTTCAAAAATGGTCACCAAATGTTTGGGGGTATTACGAAGCGAAAAGATTACATCGTGCTCGATTGAGTCCTTAATAAATAAAATATCTTGAATTCATAACTTATGTGCCCAACTTATAGATTTGAAAATACTGAAACTGGTGAAATCTTTGAGAAGTGGATGTATATGGCAGAAAAAGATCCATATCTCAAAGAAAATCCACATCTTAAACCACTTATTCCAACACAAATGAATGTTGGTGAGGTGGGGGATTGGAAAAATAAATTGATCAATAAGCATCCAGATTGGAATACTGTATTGGATCGTGCAAGTAAAGCACCAAAATCAACTGTAAAGAAACTCTAATATGACAAGAAGAAATAAAAGAGCAGATCAACCAATCGGTGTTGGTCTTACTACTCGCCAAATGAAGCGTAGAAAGCCATTAAGTTCCGAATACTTAATTGATATCGATCCTCTCACAGAAAATCAAAAAAAACTTTTTGCATCATACTCTGAAGGTAAGCATCTAGTTGCTTATGGTTGTGCAGGAACTGGTAAGACATTCATTACACTTTATAATGCTCTATGTGATGTTCTAAATGAAAGAACACCGTATGAAAGAATTTATCTTGTTCGTTCATTAGTTGCAACAAGAGAGATTGGATTCCTTCCTGGTACTCACGATGATAAGGCAGATATTTATCAAATTCCTTATAAGAATATGGTGAAGTATATGTTCCAAATGCCTTCTGATGCTGATTTTGAGATGCTTTATGGTAATCTCAAGTCCCAAGAGACAATTAAGTTTTGGAGCACCTCATTCCTTCGTGGTACAACTCTTGATAATGCAATTGTGATTGTGGATGAATTCCAAAATATGTCATTTCACGAACTTGATTCTATTATTACTCGTGTGGGTGAAAATACGAAGATTTGTTTCTGTGGTGATGCTTCTCAATCTGATTTACAGAAGACGAACGAACGAAATGGTATTGTAGATTTTATGTCTGTCTTGCGTAAAATGCCATCTTTTGATATAATTGAGTTTGGTGTAGAAGATATTGTCCGTTCTGGACTTGTTAAAGAATACATTATTGCAAAAATGGAATCTGGTTTTTAAATATGAATCCCCTAATTGAAAAATATAATGAGATCAAACATAAACAAGTTCAAAAATTTAATTTCGTTAAAATAGATCTTCCATTACTCGAAAGAGTAAATATTGATAATACTCGTTATTATAAGGTTCAGGACGGAGATATTTTTAAAAAATTGGTCTCCATTACATCCGTAATTAGTCATTATAATAAACATATTTTTGTCAAATGGCGTAAAAGAGTCGGAGAAGAAAAGGCGAATCAAATTACGCAGAGGGCAACAAGTCGAGGTACTGATACTCATACTCTGATTGAAAATTATCTTCTTAATAAAGATCTACCTCAAGTTCAACCTCTTTCAACATATCTTTTTAAGATTGCCAAGAAAGAACTCGATCGAATTAATAATATTCATTGTCTTGAGGGATCTGTCTATAGTGAGATTCTCGGAGTTGCTGGTACAACGGATTGTATTGCAGAACATGATGAAGAACTTGCCGTAATTGACTTTAAAACAGCAGAAAAACCCAAACCTTTGGAGTGGATTGAACACTATTTTGTTCAGGCAATGTTTTATGGAATGGCATACTATGAAATGACAGGAAGACGAGTCAAAAAACTCGTAATCATTATGACCTGTGAAAATGGTGAATGTGTTGTCTATGAAGAAAGAGATCTTGAAAAATATATGAATCTTGTGGTAAAATATATTGAAAAATATGTTACAGAAAAACTTGATTCTATTATTGACAAATGACAAATATACTACATAGTATTTTAGATCTAAAAATTGAATATATGATTCCAGCAAATAAAGAAGTCGAACAGGCAATAGAAAATAAATTTTTAACTCCTTCCAAGTTTGCTCTAGAAGTAGAAAATATTGTAATCACAAATCAATGTAATTATATTGATGCAATTGTTATGTTTTGTGAGACCAACAATATTGAAATTGAGTCCGTCACAAAACTCATATCAAAAACTCTTAAAGAAAAACTTAAATATGATGCAATAAAATTGAATTTCATTAAGAGAACATCAAATGCAAAATCCTTATTTTAATGAGTCCTTTTGAAACCTATTGCAAATATTTGTGTATTAAAAATCATTTTTGTAAACCAAAATACAATTACTTTAAGTATCACGGAAGAACCAAGGCAAAAATAGAGGCATTCAATAAACGGAAAGACCGCTATTGGTATGAAAAAATGTCTCGTAAGTATTCTGATCAAGAAATTTTAGAAATTTTTGTATCTAATTTTGCGCTGTCTTATAATCCTCAAACTTTATGGATTGGTGAGATTATAAATTCGGGAGAAAAGACCTACAAAGAATGGTTAAAACGAAAGCAAAGTTTATCTTATTTGTTTAAGGAACAATCTAGAAATCTTTTCTCAAGTGAAGATATAGAAAAGGTTTTTGATTGCTCCAAGGGACATCCATTGGTACTCAAAAAATATTTGAGTGGAGAATTGTATATTGAGACTCTTGTAATTTATGAGCAAATTTTTTCTTTTGCTCAGGACTTTGACTTAAAATTTAAAGATCCAGTGTGGGAAACCGTCAGTTTAAAAATTAGAAAATATATGCCGTTTATAAATACGGATGTGTCTCAGTATAAGAAGCATTTACGGGAAATTTTAGATGAGTAACTTTTTTAAATCCGATATTATTCAAGATGAACTGAAGGAAATTAACAAGTTACAAGAAGAAATTTATGCAAGTATTTTGACTTTTGGTATGATGTCCCGTGAGACTAAACTGGAACACATCGAGAAACTTGAACTCTTGCTTGAAAAGCAGAGAGTGATGTATACTAGGTTATCTCTTTCAGACGATCCACAAGCGGTTGAGATGAAAGAGAATCTAAAAAAATCAGTTTCTCTGATGGGATTTCCACCAGAGACTGATATGAATATATTATTCAGTAGTATGACTAAAACCATTGAGTCACTAAAACAATACCTTGACAGTTGACTCAAATCTTGTTATACTATCCGAGTAATCCAACAAATCCAATCTATCTAAGAAATCTAAAATGAGTTTCGCAAATCTTAAAAAACAATCCAAACTTGGCGCTCTCACCGAAAAACTGGTGAAAGAAGTCGAAAAAATGAATAGTTCAAACAGCGGTTCTAGTGATGAACGCTTCTGGAGTTTAACTTGTGATAAGGCGGGTAATGGTGCCGCAGTCATTCGCTTTCTTCCCGCTCCAGATGGTGAAGATCTACCTTTTGTTAAATTGTATTCTCATGCATTCCAAGGGCCTAATGGTTGGTATATTGAGAACAGTCTTACTACCATTAATCAAAAGGATCCTCTAGGTGAGTACAATTCTACTCTTTGGAATAACGGAACCGAAGCAGGTAAAGAACAAGCTCGTAAGCAAAAGCGTAAACTTTCCTATATTAGCAACATTTATGTTGTAAAAGATCCTGCAAATCCCGAAAATGAAGGCAAAACCTTCCTTTACAAGTACGGCAAAAAGATTTTTGATAAAATCATGGAGGCAATGCAACCAGAAATGGAAGATGATGAATCCATCGATCCATTTGATTTCTGGAATGGTGCCAACTTTAAACTGATGGCAAAAAATGTCGCAGGTTATCGTAACTATGATTCCTCCAAATTCATGAAGCAAGGTGCTCTTCTTGATGATGACGATGAACTCGAAGCAATCTGGAAGAAACAATATTCTCTTCAGGAATTCATTGCGCCAGATCAATTTAAGTCCTATGATGAACTGAAGAAACGACTTGATTATGTTCTCGGAAAAGGAGATACAAATTCTCGTCGTGTAGATGAAGAAGTAGAAGATGAAGATGATTATCGTGGTTCTGTAAAGGATCTTGATGATGATCTCAGAGGTCAACTAAACAGTCTGAAACCAACTAAGTCTTCTTATGATGACTCAGATGAAGATTCTCCTCTCTCATACTTCCAGGCACTGGCGAATGATGACTGAGATTCAATAACCTAAAATACCAGTATTTTCGGTTTTAATTAGTTTATCATTTACATACTGCGATGATCTATCATAGGTCATCGCTTTTCTTGTATCGGTTAAAACTTGCTGTAGATATCTGGGTTTAAGTACATATATTGATCTTTTTTCATTATTTTTACGAACTTCGTATTCATAGTTTGATATTCCCACCACAGGATTTAATGTTTCCGCTGGACTTCCTGGTTTTGGAATTGCAAAATTAGCATCAACAACTTTACCGGCAGGTAGAATAAGTCTATCAAATGAATCTCTAACTTCTGTTGTCTCATAATGATGAATATCATTTAGTTTCTCTTCATATAAATTTTCTGCAAATTCATAAAGTTTTTGATCAGATAAAGGCCATTGATCTCTCAGACGAGTAATTCCAGAACAGATAATTACAACCCAATCGTATTGAGAACTTCCATAAAGTTCTTCTGCGACTAAATCTGGTCTTGATCCATCTGGAATTTGATACTTATCAAAAATTGTAAAAACATTTTGAAGATCATCACGAAGTTTTACTCTACGAAATAGATTTTTAACCAATAGATATTCATCAGATGATCTTTTATCTGATAAAAATGATGGATATTGTAAATTTGGTAATTCTCTGAAATATGACATGATTAATAACCCGTACCTTCGAACTTGAATTGAGTTTCTGTTCCTGGATCGTTGAAATAATCTTCTCTGTATATTGGAGAAAGTTCTTGGAAATTTAAAGTTAATTGCATATGAACAGGAGTGGCATCTGAATATGTCACATATCTTGCAGATCCATTATAATTTACACTCATACCAGTTAGAGCACATGGTTTAAACCGATGTAAAAATGGATGTGGACTTGATCCGCTCATGTATTCTAATTTAAATACATTAGGTGCAGTCACAAATAATCCATTGCCATCAGAAGATGTTGCATTTTTTCTAGGCGTCATATTGACTTTAAAGGTTCTTATAATATCCTTGATTCTATCTGATTCTTTTTTTGATCTTGGAACCATATCGAAAACAAATGAAAATGCAGTTCTCATTGCGACTCCATTAAACAAGAGTTCTACATTTTGATTAAATGTTTGACCAGTTGCTCTTGATATCAATTCATTTATGTTACCTTGTCCTGTTGCTGCCGCGATTGCCATACCAGTTGTCCCTGCAGCTAATCCTTTTTGTCCTTGACCTGTAGATACAACCCCACCTATGTTTTGAAGTATATTGCGAACAG